CTAGGGCATGAGGGCGGCAACCATCGCGGCGGCCTCGGCGCGCGTGCACGCCTTGTTTGGCATGAGCTTTCCGGCGCCGACGACGACGCCCTGCTCCACCGCCCACGCCATCGAGGCCTGCGCCCAGCCGGGCACCTCGTGCCAGTCCGGATACCCGGACGGGCACCCGACGGGGACTGGCCGGCCCTTCCAGTTGTGGAGCATCGCGACGACCTCCGCGCGCGTGGCGGCGTCGTCCGGGCGGAACTTGTCGGCCCTCGCCACGACGCCCTCGTCCGCCGCCCAGCACAGAGCCTCGTAGTACCAGGGGTTCGGGGCGACGTCCTCGTACGGCTCGAGGTAGTCGGACAGGTCTGCTCGCGCCGCGTTGGCGACCATGGCCACGGCCTGGGCGCGCGTGAGCGCGTCGTCCGGGCCGAAGCGGTCGGCGCCGTAGCCCTTGAGGTAGCCCTCCCGCACGCACTCCTCGACCGCGCCGATGTACCAGGCGTCGGGATCGAGGTCGCCGAACCTCGCGAGCACCTCTGGCAGGGGCGTCTCGGGCGCCTCGGGCCCCGCTGCCGCCCCGGTCATGACGTCGTACCAGTATTGGGCGCGCGCCTCGAACTCCCCTCGCTGCGACCCGTACAGCTGCCCCGGGCAGCTCGTGGCCATGAAGTGCTTGTGGGGCTGCATGTTGACGCCCCATTGGGGTCGGCCGAGCCCGTACTCCCTGCAGATCGCCGCCGCGAGGTGCGCGCCGGAGTCCAGGCACGCTTCGGTCACGGTGCCGTCCGCGAGGTTGGCGTGCTCGATGTTGATCGAGCGGCAGTTCGCGTCGAAGTCGCCGAGCGCCCACCCGGTGTCGCGGTCCCACACGAGCTGTCCGACCTCGCCGCGGGACGCGACCGCGTAGTGGGCGGACGCCTCGCGGCTCTGCCACGTCGCGTAGCAGGTGTCCGTGTCGCCGTTGCTCGCCATGTAGTGGATCCCGACGAACTCGACCTTGCGGCCGCGGCGGCCGCTCGTGAAGTGCTTGCTTAGGATCTTGGTGACGTCCGGCTCGAGCTTCTCGAAGTCCATGGGCTACTCGCCGTCCTTGTACGGCTCATCGTAGCCCATCGCGCGCTCGGAATCGCCGACGCCGTCGGTGGTGGGGTCGGTGACGACGCCCAGGATGGCGAGCACGGCGAAAAGCGCGTTCACCACGTCGAGCAGGCGGTTCCCCAGCTCACCGAGGTCGAGGGTGTAGCCGAAGACGGCCGCGACGACCTGCGCGAGCAGGAGCACGGCGGGGATGAGCGCGAGCCAGAACTGCTTGTTCTTGATTCTTACGGTCCAGTTGATCATGTCGATACCTCCTAGGCCACGTGCGCGGCCATGATCTCGTTGTATAGCGCGGTGCCGCTTCCGTTGCCGCCGAGCATGTCGTGGTACTCGTGGTAGACCTCCTCGGCCTCCTGCTTGTCGGCGGGCGTGCAGGGGACGCCGTCCACGACGTATCGGCGGTGCATGTCCGCGAGTCGGCAGTAGAGGAGCGTCCTCAGGATGCGGCGGACGATGTCGCGGTCCTCGACGGCGGCCTTCTGCGCCTCGGCTCGCTCCCTCGCGGCCCCCTTGACGCCGCCCATCGCCCAGCCGACGAGGATGCCGACGGCCGAGGTCGCCGCCGCGACGACGACCTGCCAGATAAATGGGTCCATGTCTCTATTCCACCTTGTTCCAGCCGGCTGGGTACGCCTCCGGGCTCCACGTGTTGGCGTCGATGAGGCTCTCGTACACCGGGCCGTCCGCGTCCGGGTAGTGGCACTTCTCCCCGAGCGTAAAGGAGTCCTCCGCGCACGTGGGCATGCGCCAGATGCGGATGCCGTCGGGCGCGAGGTCGATGAGCGTGTACAGGCTCTCCGTGCCCGTGCCGGGCTGGTAGGTCTTGGATGTCTGCGTGTCGATGTCCTTGGCCATGCGGTAATACTTGCCGTCGTGGCGGCGCACGAGGCCCTTGGCGTACTCCCTTCCGGGCACGAAGTCCTCGATGAGCGCGCACACGTCGGCGAGCTGCGTATTGGTGAGCGGCTGGGCGTTGACGTACATTCTTGCCGCCGCTTTGGCGCTCTCGGCGTCCTTTGCCGCTTTATCGGTCTTGGAGGCGACCGTCTCCACCTTATGCCCAAGCGCCTCGATGGCGGCGGCCGTGGCGCCATCCATGACCTTTACCGCGAGCATGCGGATCGCGCCGGTTTCCTCGATGACTTTGATGCAGGCGATGGAGTAGCCGGCAAAGGCCTCCACCTCGCCGCCATCGTCATCCGTGACCGTGAGAAGCTGGCCGTTCAGCGCGGCCACGTCCTTCACGGTTGTTTCCGCCAACTCGAACCGGGCGTCGTCCTCCGTGGACGAGTAGCCGGTGAGTCTGATCCCGTTTAGCAGCATCGTGCCCCTTTCTTCTTGCTGTTGTTGCGATGGCGACATGATGGGCTAGGTGTCGCATGAAAGAGCGCCCCTTGGGGCGCTCTGAGAAGTGCTATTTTGCGGGCTCCCACCACTCGTCCTTGGTGGGCTCCGATGTGTTTCCGTCGCGCTTGGAGACGTACACGGGGCCGTCCGCGTCGGGGTAGTGGCGCTTGTCGCCGAAGTTGGGGGAGTCGTGGCCGCCCTTGGGCATCTGCCAGACGATGATTCCGTCGGGGGCGATGACGATCTCGTAGAAGAGCGATTCGAGCCCTGCGCCGCCCGGCTCGTACTGCGATTGCCCGGTGAACTCCTGGGAGGCTCGGAACGTGCGCCCTTCGTGGGTGAACGGTTCGTCCTTCTTGAACCTCTTGTCAACCTCCCACGCGCGCAGGAGCGCGGAGACGGACGCGACCTGCGTGTCGTCGAGCGTCGTGGATGCGGCTTGGATGTACAGGCATGCGGCCGCGCGTATCTGCGCGGGCGATGTTGCGGACGCGGCGAGCGCCTTGGTCGCGCGCTCCAGCGCGGCGATGCGCTCAGGCTGCGGGGTCTCCTCGGCGTCCGCCTCGTCCCACAGCTCGTCGAACCTCTCGACGACCTCGTCCTCGGTGATGGCCTTGACCAGATGCACCTCGTCGGCCGTGTATTGCGTGTATGGCCCGCCCTCGTCCTCCGGCTCTACCTGCTTCTCCTGGATGTTGCGGCGGAGCCACACGTCCGCCTGCCCGTCCGGGCGCTGCTCGACCTTAACGGCGTCGAGCGGTGTCGCCGATGTTGTTATCTGCATGCGCGCTCCTCGATACGTACCGCCTTGCGGCTCGCATCGTAGCGTGCATGTCGTCCCTCTCCATGAGGAGCTGGCAGTCCGCGTGGCGGAAGTACCCCATGAAGCTCGTCACCCTCCGCGCCCTCTTCAACCCGGGTTTTCTCGCGAACCGTTTGAACGCCCTGCGCCCGCGCAGGAACGTGCCCGCGCGGACCTCGACGTGGGACGGCCGCACGACGTAGCCTGCCATGTCTATCGGCTCGTCCTCGCCGACCCTGCATATCTTCCACGGCTTCAGCTGGAGCCCGAGCTCGTCGGACATGTATCGCTCTAGCGACCTCGCGGCCATGCGCAGGTCCCTCTTGTCCCTGGAGATGAGCAGCACGTCGTCCATGTACCACAGCTGGTGCGCAACCAGCCGGCGCCGCTTCCCGCGCCGCTCCTTGGCCAATCCCTCGACGTGGTGGTACGCGAACGAGAGCACGAGCTGCTCGGCGCGCAGGGAGAAGTAGCTGCCGATCTCGAGCCCGCCGTGGTCGTATGTCGCGAGGAGCGACTCGATGCAGTAGAGGACGTCGCCCGAGCCGATATATTTCCCGAAGATTCGCATGACGACGGCGTGGCTAGTCGACGGATAGCACTTCCGGACGTCCATCTTGACGAAGAACAAGGGGGAACCCCCCCCCCGGACACCCATCTCTTGATGGAGCGCATGGCGAAGAGCCCGCCCTTCCCCTTGACGCTTGCCGCCTGGTAGTGCCCGGCCCTCGCGCTCAGGAACTCCTCGCAGCAGTGCACGACGACGTAGTCGACCAGCTGCTGCTTGATGGAGGCGACCCCGATGGTGCGTACCTTCCCGTTGGTGTGCTCGACGTGGTCGTAGCGGTGTATCGGCCTGAATGAGAGCCGCCGCCCCCTGATCTCATCGGCGACCTCGTCTATGAGGGCGTCCGCGTCGCCGTACTCGCGGGCGACGCGCCACCCGTTCTTCTTTCCCGCCGGGGCCTCGAGCCATTCGCGGTAAGCCTCCTCCACGATCGCCCTGTTTATCGTGAGGCCCCTGCAATACGTTTTCACGTGACCGTTCACCTCTCTGGTTGCCGTCCGAGCTGTCGTCTCCTACCGGCCCGGTGGTCGCCGGCCATTTCCGTCGGTTGACGAGGCGTGCCCGCTCCGCCCGGTGGCCGGGCGGGCGGGTAGACGCGGCGTGAGTGGGGAGGCTTCCAACCAGATTGGCGGGACCCGATGTTCCACCTCGTGTCCGAGAGGGCGTTGTTGCCGTTGACGTACCAGAGGCCGGCGTTAGCCGCGTTCCTCAGGTTGCCCAGGGCGAGAAACGGAAGACATCGGGACCGTCGCCGCGAATCCCTGCCGGGATTATATCCCTTTAAGAGGGGGCTCCGCCCCCTCTTGCCGCTCACGCGGCAATTCACCCCCTGGAGCGACCAGTACCAGAGAGGCGGGACCCGATGTGCCACCACGAGTCCGAGAGGGCGTTGTTGCCGTTGACGCACCAGAGGCCGGCGTTAGCCGCGTACCACAGGTAGCCCAGGGCGAGAAACTCGTACGAGCCGACCGTGGAGGCGGCCTTCATGTACGTCCCGTCGCACACGCCGGTCGTCGTGGACGCGCCGGATCCGGTGCCGACCAGCATCCCGTCCGCGTCCGACAGCCGGACGGGGTACTTCCACCCCTCCGTCGCATCGGCGGGGAGCCCCGCCCCGGCGTCGACGTAGTCGGCGGAGATGGACGTGGCCTCCTTCTTGGTGTCGTGGAGCACCATGACGCGGCATGCCGCGCCGTCGTACTTGAGCGCGACGCCGCTCATGGCCTCATAGCAGCCCATCCCCATCTCGATGCCCTGCAGGACGAATGGCTCCTTGTAGACGGTTGGCGCGGTGGGGGAGCCGTCGCCCTGCACGCCGTCGCAGCATCCGGTCGGCCAAGGCGCGGTCTTGATGTAGTCCGCCGTGGCCACGGTCACCGCGCGATCGAGGTTAAGCCGGTCGTTCGAGCCGTCCTTGGGCGTGATGGACTTGATGACCGCATAGTCCACCTTGTCGTGCGCTGCGGCGTATCCTCGGTCGGTGTTCGCGGTGCCCACCATGATCGCGGAGCCGGCCACGAATCCGTGGTTCTTGGCCACGTCGATGTAGGTTGCGCCGGATGACGCCGCGCTCGGTTGCTTGGTGATGTCGTAGCTTGCGCATCCGGCGAAAACGCTCTGGCTGTTCTTTGTCGCGTACTTCATGAGGAACATGACCTTCGGGTACCAGTCGTCGGCGACGCTGCGCCCGCTGTAGCCCGTGGTGGCCGTCTTGCAGATGGTGATGAGGCTGTCGTGCGACACGTCGCGCGTGCGCGGCTGCGCGCCGGACACGCTCTTCGGGTCGCTCCCGCTGCCGGAGAGCAGGTACTTGGCGTATATCATGCACGGGCGCAGGCTGCCGTCGGGCAGCATCGCGCCGGGCTGCGGCGAGAAGCCGGGCAGCTGCGTGTCGCTGATGGAGACGGCCGTGTACGCGCCGTCGGACGTGTCCGCGACCTTCCAGTAGAGCACCGGGGCGAGCACCCACACGTTGCCGTTGCCGCCCGTGCGGGCGAACATGCCGTCGCCGGAGATGGCGGTGATGCGCGGCACGCCGTCGGCGTCCACGGTCGCGTTGCAGTCGATGTGGAAGAACGGCGCGAGCGCGGCATACGGGTCCACGGACGCCCTGCTGTTCGTGCCGACGGTCGGCACGGCCACGCCCTCGTTCGCGTCGGCCTTGACGCAGGCGACGGCGCTGCCCGTCGGCACCTTCACGGTGTAGATGCGCCCGTCGCGCATCGAGCGCAGCCATCGGTCCACTCCCTTGTACTCGCCCGCCTCCTCGTCGTAGGAGAGCAGGGAGCCGCGCGCCATGGCCTCCAGCGCGGAGGCTATGCGCTGCCCGGTCTCGTCGCTCATGATGTGGGTCTTGCTCGCCATTTCTAATCCTCGCTTTCGTCTACCAAGGTCAGGTACTCAATGTCTCCCACGGTCTGGTACGCCAAGAAAATCGTCTTGTCCGTCGACACCATGCCGGCGGCGGCGCGGGCCTCCTCGGCGGCATCGAGGGCGTCGTCCGCCGCGGTGGTCGCCCTGCCCGCCGCCGCTGCCGCAGCCGCCGTCGCCTTCTGCGAGGCGGACTTTAGAGATTCGTGCTCGGATGCCCGCTTGCTCTCGGCGGACTTGCGCTCCACTTCCGACGAGGCCCGCAGCTCCTCCGCGGCGGCGCGGGACGACTCGGCGGATGCGCGGGCCGTCTCGGCCTTAACCCTGCCCGCCTCCGCGCTCGACCGCGCGGACTCCGCCCGCTCGATGTCCTCGGCGACGCCCTGGGCGATGCCGGCCTGCTGCCTCATCGCGGCCAGCGCCTCGTCCAGCTCCGGCACGCACCCGTCCGGCACCCCCACCCCGCACGGCCTCACGCCCGGCTTGACGTCGATCACGAAGCTCTCGGTGGAGTCGATGCTCGCCGTGCCGCGCGCTACGCGGAAGTAGGCCGTCTTGACGAGGCCACGCGCCGCCACGACCTCGATGGGCACGCTGTACGTGACCCTGGAGCCCTCGACGGACACCCCGGAGTCCCTGACCGCGCTGCCGTCCGGCAGCAGGCACTCGAAGCGGACGTCTAGGCCGGTGAGGTCGTATGGCTCCCCGTCGCGCACGATGTCGGCCGCGATCACGCAGCCCTCGGCGTCGCCTACCCTCGCGCGCACCGCCTGCGGGATGGCCGGCTGCTTGCTGGTGTCGAGCCTAAGTGAGAACTCTGCCATCTTTTCTCCTTCATTACTGCGTGAGCACTTTTCGTCCGTTGATGTACAGGCCGTCGCTCGTGGCGTACAGGTTCACGCCTTTCGCCGTGGCCAGGAAGGCCGGGCGCCCGATGCCGCCGGTGCCGTCGGTCACGATGAGCTGGCACTCGTTGATTTTCGATTGGTATACAAAGCCCCAATCCTTGATGCCCACGCCGGCGTTTGAGCTGTTTATCTGGGCCATCGAGGCATCAACCACGAATCCCTGGCTGTTATAGGTGGCGACCGTCTGCGACTGCCCGTTCGTGCCCTCGATGACCATGCCGCGTGACGTGAAGCTGATCCTGTCGGTTACGTTCCGGGCCATGTCCACGCCCCACTGGCAGTCCTCGATGTCGGACTCCAGGCTGCTTCTGACCGAGTTCAGCCTGGAGTTGAGCTTGGACTCGGACGAGGAGATGGCGGCCGCCATGTCGCTCTCGTCCACCATCCCGCTCGGTGCGAAGTCCAGCTCCATCTCGCCGGTGGTGAGGTCCCAGTAGGAGCCGCCCGCCCCCTCGATGCGGCCGGCCCGGATGATGGTGTTCGGGTTGCCTACGGTCATGAGGTCGCCCGCGAGGTCCCACACGTTGCGGCCGCTCGCGTCCATGATCTTTCCGCCCTTGACCGTGAGGTCGCCCGCCAGCACCATGTCGCCGCTGGTGAGGTCCCAGTACGAGTCTCCCTGGGCATCCGCGATCCTGCCGCCCGATATGGTCAGGTCGCCGCCGAGCAGCATGGAGCCGCCCGTGAGGTCCCAGGAGCTCGACCCGTCCGCGCTGTGGATGGTGCCCTGGGAGAAGCCCATGTCGCCGCTCTCGAGGTCCCAGTACGAGCTGCCGCCCTTTATGCGGCCCGCGACGATCTCGTCGGCGGTGAAGCCGGCGCCGGTGCCGAATGTCCTCCAGTCCCACGTTCCGTCGCCTTTGAGGCTGTCCGCGATGCGGAAGCCGCCGCCCGCGAGCTGCAGGGCGCTCGCGGGGAGCCGGGTCGGCAGGCCGGTCTCGGGGTCGAGCGGCACGCTGCCGATGACGACGCCCATCTCGGGGCTCGTGTAGACGTAGCTCGCCCCCTCGTCGAACTTCGCGTTCAGGCCGTCCATGACCTGCTCGATGTAGGGCCCCGGGGTGCTCGCGGCCACGTCCCACGCCGTGGCGCGGTCCTTGAGGCCCTGCAGCTCGGAGCCCTGGGACGCCAGGACGCCGTCAAGGCCCTCAACGATGTTGCCCACGGTGACCTCGGTCGCCCTGCCGCCGTCGAGCATGTCGCGCACTATGCGGGTCGCGCGCCCCTTGACGCGCACCTCCGGCTCCATGGCGGTGTCGACGAGGGCTATGTCGTCTCCGAGCGCGACGCCCGCCATATCGTAGCCGTAGCGCGAGTAGGCGAGGACGCTGGCCTCGTACGACACCCTCGGCGCGCACCTCTCGGCGAGCGCCGCCCTCGTCTCCTCGAGCAGCTGCCGCTTGTCGGCGCACTCGCTGTTCTCGTACACGCCGAAGACGTGCGCCTTGCCACCCCTGCCGTCCGGTCGGCCCCACAGCTCGAGGGCGGCGAGGTCCTCGACGTAGCTTTTGCCTTTGTTGATCTCGGAGAAGTCGATGCCGCGGCCGTAGCCGTCGCCGACCTCCTCGCCCTTGCCGAAGCCGTACATGGCCGTGACCACGTCGTCGGCGCAGAAGGTGCGCGAGACCTCGGTCATGTCGCGGGAGTAGGTGAAGCGCCGGCCGTTGTCGCGCCCGCGCCGCGTCAGGTTCACCCTGCGCGCCGTGACCTCGCACCCCTCGACCTCGATGGTCGTGGACAGCTCGCCGCCCCACGTCTCTATGAGCTTCTGAAGCGCCTCGCGGGCGCTCACGCGGTAGAAGTTCGTCGAGGCGGACCCCTTCACCGAGACGGTGCCCACCTCCCAGCGGGTGGTCTCGAGGATGCCGGCCAGTGCCGCCGCCGCGACCTCGTCGCGGGGCTTGCGGTCTTCCACGAAGTCGCCGTACAGCTCCGAGATGGAGTTCTCGCATGTCGCGCGGTACGTCGGCGCGCCCTCGGCGTGCGCCTGCTCGACCTCGGAGACGATGTGCTCGTGCCAGAGGCCCTGGGCGTCGAGCCATACGACCCGGTTGCCCTTGGCCACGGGCGTCGCGGTCTTCAGCTCGAGAGCGTCCTCGCCGCCCAGCTCCTCGGTCCATGTCGCGGACAGCACGTCGGTGAGGGTGCGGATCTGCCCGCCCCAGCGGTCCATGAGTATCAGGCGCATCACAGCCACCTCTCCGTCCAGCTGATGGTGCCGGCGCCTCCCTCGATGCGGATGAGGTTCGCGCCGGGCGAGAGCTCGAAGTAGTCGCTCGCCAGCGTCACGTGCGAGTCCGCGGATAGCCCTGCCAGCTCGCAGTGGCCGGCGCCGCAGTCGATCGTGAGCGTCTTGGTGCCGTCGAAAGCGCCCTCCGCCGCCACCTCGATGACCGCCGACGCCGTGGCGCTCTCCACCCGCAGGTTCTTGCCCGTGGGCACGGCCTCTATGGTCGGCGGGGTGGGGTAGCTGCCCCCGACCCACACCTCGGACTCTCCGTCGAGCGCGGCCGAGCGGTCTGAGCCGTATGCGATGGGGTCGGGGCATCTAAATGTCAGCGTCGCCTGCCCGGTGCCCCATAGGCGGTCCAGCTCGCTCTCCCCGTCGAGCACGGCCATGTGGTAGCGGAACGGGTCGTCGGGCAGCACCAGCTTGGCCGGCTCGGGGGACCACAGCCGGTGGGCGATGATGTGCCGCAGCTCGGCTATGTCGTCTCCGCGCCCGGCCCTCAGCTCCGCGTCGACCTCGATGGTCAGCTCGCCGAGCCGGGCGGCGCGGAAGCGGGCGCCCGCGCGGCCTGGCACCTCGTCGGTCGTGACGCTCACGGGCGGCAGGATGCCCCGGTGCGGGTTCACCCGCAGGTACGGTCCGAAGTCGAAGCCGTTGTAGACCATGCCGCCCCTCATGCGAGCCCCCTTCCGCGTTGCTTGAGCCTGATGCGCCGCGCTATCTCGCGCAGCAGCGCGTCGATGTCCGCATCGCTGTCGTAGTTGTTGAAGTTCTCGATGATGATGGTTACTCCTGTGTCGCCGGAGCGGCCCTCGCCGAGCGCGTCGGCGATGCCCTCGGCGAGGGGCTGCGCGCCGCGCCTGTTGAACGGCACGACGGCCTCCGGGCCGGCCTCGCCGACGCCGATGACGCTCGGGCCGTTGAAGACGCCGCCCTTCGCGTACCAGCTGATTCTCACCTTGGGCACGCTCGGGGGGATGAGGGAGAAGCTGCCGGTGACCGACAGGTGGGGGAGGGGGATGTGCGGCCACTGGATCTTCATGCCCCTGAAGATGCCGGCGATCCCGTCGACGACGTTGGAGACGACGTCCTTGGCGCCCCTTATCGCGTTGCAGATGGCGTCCTTGATTCCGTTCCAGATGTTCCCGACGAACCTGCTGACCCCGTTGAACACGTTCTCCACGGTCGCCTTGATGCCGTCGAGGTTCACCCCGGTCGCCTCGCTGATGGCGTCGAGTATCCCGCAGATGGTGTCCCTGATGCCGTTCCAGATGCTGGAGACTACGCCGGAGATGGCGTCCATCGCGCCCGAGATGATGGACGAGATGGCCCCGAACGCTCCGGAGACGATAGACTTCACGCCGTTCAGGATGCTGTCGATGCCGTTCTTCATGGTCGTGAAGTCGCCCGTCACGACGCCGACGATCAGCCCCAGCACGGTTTCGAAGATCCCCCGCACGACGTCCCAGGCTCCCTGGACGACCTGTTTGACGCCGTCCAGCGTGCCGGTGATGGTGTCGAGCATGCTCGTGAACGTCTCCGTGGCGACCTGCAGCAGCGTGGTGAATATCGGGACGACCACGGGGAGTATCGATTCGACCAGCTGGGCGACCAGGCCGCCGAACGCCGAGGCGAGGCCCATGACGCCGTCCAGGAACCCCTGTATGGAGGGCTGGATGGCGGCCCAGCACTCGCCGAGGACGGCGGTGATCTGGCCCCACGCGTCGATGAGCGCCGCCCTGAAGGTCTCGTTCGTCTCCCAGAGGTACACGAACATGCCGGCGAGGGCCGCCACCACGCCCAGCACGACGCCGACCGGCCCGGAGAGGGCCGCGAACGCGCCGGAGAGGGCGGACGTCGCGGTGGAGAGCAGCCCCGCCGCCCCTCCCGCCGCGCCGAGCGCGGAGGATATGGCGGGCAGGACGGAGACGAGGTTGCCGGCCACCGACAGCACGGGGCCTATCGCGGCGAGTATGCCAGCGATGACGAGGACCGCCGTCTGGCCGCCCTCCCCGATGCCGGAGAACCACTCGCCGAACGACTTGACCACGCCGGCGACGTTGGTCGCGATGTTCAGCAGCGGCTCGCCGAGGGGCTCGACCGCCCCCTGCAGCTCGCGCATCGCCGACTGCATCTTGTTGGCGAACGTGTCCGACGCCGCGTCGGAGGCCTCCTTGGCGGCGCCCGCGACGTCCCTGTAGGAGTCGCTCACGCCGGCCATGGCCTCGATCACCTTGATTCCGTTGTCCTCGCCCTGGGAGCCGAAGATGGCGGAGATGGCGGCGGCCTTCTCCTGCTCGCTCGACATGTTGCTGATCTCGGCCGCGAGGGCGTTGAAGATGTCCTTGTTGGACGCCCCGGAGGCGCTCAGCTCGTCGAATGTGGCCTTGAGGCTGCCGCCCAGCTCGTCGACGGCGGACTTGACGGAGCCGTCGGCTATGCGGATGCCGAACTCCTTGACGAGGTCGTTAACCTTGTCGAGGTTGTACGCGCCCGCGTCGAGACCGGCTTCCAGCACGGAGAACATCTCGGACGCGCTGTAGCCGCTCTCTTGGAAGAGCGTGGCGTACTCGGCGAGGTTGTCGCCCAGCTCGTCGGAGAGGTTCAGGCCGTTCTGGGCGCCCGCCGTGATGAGGTCCATGGCCTCCGAGCCGCTCATGCCGAAGCCCTTCACGAGGGCGCTGGCGCCGCGGACGGTCTCGGTGAGGTCCATGCCGAGCGTCTGCTCGAGAGTTAGCGCGCCCTCCGTCACGGCGGTCAGGTCCGCGTCGTTCAGCTCTCCCATGTTCTCGCGCACGGTGATGAGCGCGTCGGAGACCGCGTCGAGCGACTCGCCGAAGCCGTCCTCGTAGATGGACGCGCCGACGTCGCCCAGGCGCTCGGCCTCCTCGGCGGTCAGGCCGAGGGCTGAGCGCATCTTGGCGGTCGCCTGCTCGTAGGTGGACGCGGTCGACATCGCCGCGGCACCGGCCGCGACGATCGGCGCCGTGAGGCCCACGGTCGCGGCGGCGCCGGCCGACTTGAGGGAGCCGGAAAGCTTCTTCGCGGCGTCGTCGCCCTTGAGGATGCCGTCCCATGTGACGCCGTCGAGGCTGTCCTTGACCCCCTTGACTCCCTTGGTGACCCCCGCGGTGTCGAGCACCGCCTTGATGATTACCTGCCCGTCCATGCTCACCTCGCTGCGCGCTTGAGCGCGGCGAAGGCGTCTCGCATCGCCGCGTCGGATGTCCCTTCCTTTGCGCCGCGTGAGCTACGGCCCTTGAGGGCGAGCGCCCTGTGCAGGCGGTCCCACTCCTCTATCTCGCCCCTGTTCGCGCCCTTCTTGGCGGGCTTGGGCCGCGTCTTGGGGTTCCTGTAATGGATGGCCGTGCCGAGCGGGGTGTCCCTCGGCACGCCGCCGACCAACGCGACGAACTCCGCGAAGCTGATGACCCCGCGCAGCTCGTCCCAGTCGATGCCGTAGGCCGCGCGCAGGCTGGTGCGGATGATCGCGGCGTCCTCGACCGGGTCCCAGAGCGGCTCCTCGTGGGGCCTGTCGCCCCTGAGGTCCAGCCCGCAGACGTCCCACACGGCCTCCTCGATGAGGCGGCCGAAGTCGTCGGCGTCGTAGTCGCACGCGGCGTAGGCCTCCCGCCAGTCCGCGAAGAACATGGGGATGAACTCGCCGGACTTGTCCCCGTCCCCGTCACCGAGCAGCGCGATGCACTTGAGCACGGTCTCGGCGTCGTCCCGCACGAGCACGTCCTCCCCGTTCCACCGGTACGGCAGCGCGCTGCCGCCGCCCGGCAGCCCGACCCTCTCGGCCGTCAGGTCGCAGGCGATCATTTGCGGCGCTTCTTACCGCCCTTGGCCGCGCGGAACTGCTGGCGGCCGGACGCGCGCTGGGCGGCCATGAACTCGGTCGTCTTGCGGCTCTCGGCAGTGTAGTAGGCGCCGCAGGTCCTCAGCTGCTCGCTGGTCGCCTTGCGGCCCAGCATCGTGAGCAGCGCGGCGAAGACCTCGCCGAGCTGGCGCACGTGCTTCTCCGGGTCGACCGCCTCGCCGTCGCCCATCCACTCGAGCACCGTGCGGTAGCCGTCGGCGCCGATGATGGCCGAGATGACGCGCTTCTGCAGGCGCGCGAGCGCCTTCACCGCCTCGGCGCGCTCGCCGTCGGTGGCGGCCTCCCTCGACATGCGGTCGATCTCCTGGGCGCGGTCTATGGCGTCGGCCACCTTGCCGAGCATGCCCTCGATGCTCTCGTCGTCGAGCCACACGCGGAAGCTGGGCGTCTGCGGGTTCTCGGCGGGGTCCTCCAGGTAGACGTCCTCGTACGCGCGGGTCGCGTTGATGATCTGCATTCTCTTTCCCTTCTCACCTGTGAGCGCGGCGAAAAAAAGAGGGGGCGCGGGCTGCTCACTTGCCCGCGCCCCCTGATGGGGAGGTTATTCGTGGTGTCGCCCGCGGCCTCAGGCCGCGGAGACCGTGACCGCGACCTTGGCCGTCACGGACGGTTTGGACGCGCAGCGGACCATGATCTCGCAGCTGCCGTCCTTGACGCCCTTGACGTTGCCGTCGCTGTCGACCTCCGCGATGGACGGGTCGCCGGACATGAAGAAGCACTTCGGGTTCGCCTCGGCGGGCGTGACGGTCGGCTCGACCTTCGCCTTCTGGCCGACCCTGACGGAGACCTCGGTCGCCTCTACCTTCTCGGGCAGCTTGAGCTTTCCCGCGGGGGTGAACTCGGGCGCCCCGGCGGTGGCGACGGTGCAGGCGAACGCGCCGAGGCCGGACGCCTCGCCCTGCCCCGAGTTGGGGACGAGGTTGAGCAGCGTGCACTTGCCCTCGACGACGTCGCCGTTCGCGGCGGTGTGCCGGAACTGGGTCTCTCGGCCCTCGCCGGTCTCGAGCGCCACGGACGAGACGAAGTCCTGCGCGGCGTCCCCGTAGCAGCGGTCGCCCTCGATCTCGTATTGGATCTGCGTGCTCGTAACCTTGGTGGTCGGAGTGCCGTAGCCGTCGTAGTAGTCCTTGTCCTCGGTGCTCTCGTTCGCGGAGGGCACGATGGACGTGATGCCACGGGAGAAGACGGCCCACGTGGGCTCCTCTTCCTCGGGCGCGATGTTGATCTCCAGGGCGTTCGCGTAGTTTCGCGCGAAGCCGAGGTCGCTCTTAGCCATTTGCTGGTCCCTTCTAACGTGTTACCGGTACGACGACGCGCGCTGACCACACGCTGCGGCGGTCCGCGCCCATCGCCATTTCCTCGATGTCGCCGTCGCGCTCGGCGCCCGCGTCGACCAGTTCGTACGAACCGTTCGCGCTCGACAGGTCGGCCGAGCACAGCGCGCTCGCCGCGCGGTCGCACGCGTCGGCCGCCTCGACGGGGTCGAGCCTCTTGGCTATCACCTGCAGGGTGAGGTCGACGCGCCGCGTGCCGTCGAAGTACGTGGCGCGCGTCCTCGGCGGCATCATGCGGACGACGGTGCCGTCCTTGCCGCTGAGGCGGTCTATGCGCTGCCCCAGCACCTCGATGCCCGCCGCCCCGAGGGCGTCCACGGCGCGCTCGACGATGTCTATTGCCTCGGTCATGTCTCCTCCATGAGCTTCTCGGCGTACTCCCGCCATGCCCCCATGCGCTCGTCCTTGGCCGCCTGCGGCCAGTTGGCGCGGGCGTTCGGGTTGACGGTCTTCTTGATGCTCGACTCGGGCATGGCGGCCACGCGGGCGGCGTACGGCGTGTCCCATCTGACGTCGCCCGACTCGTAGTCGCTCGCGAGCGGCTCGGAGTCCCTGAGGGTGCCCGATTCGACCGGGACGTAGTCCCTCGTCTCGAAGGCGACGCGCCTCGCGAAGGCTGCCTGCTTCCCCCTCATCGCCGCCGCGCCGAAGCGCGCCTCGAGCTTGGAGAGGTCGACCCTCACCTCGACCCTGCTGCTCATCGGACGTCCGCCTCCCAGTGGTGCGGCCGCCCTCCGGGCTGGTCGATGCGCGAGACCGACGCCACGGCGTGCCACTCCCCGTCGAAGCCGACGAGGTCCCCCTCGAGGAGCTCGCCCCCGTACTCCGTCGCGTCGACGATGACGCGCGCCGAGCATCCGGGCGTGAGCTGGTAGCCGTTGGGGGAGAGCGACGCGCCGCGCTCGACCCTGCACCGCGGCACGCGGACGGGCTCGTCGAAGCCGCCGCCCTCGGACTGGCTCCTCAGCTCCACGGTCTCTCCGCGCATGAAGCGCGGTATCGGCGGTATGCGCACGGCGATCACCCCATCCCGGAGAAGAGCAGCCCGGTGCCGGCAAGCTCGCCCTCGACGGCGCGCGCCACGTCGGCGTCGTACGACGAGGCCCTGTCCGCCCCGCCGAAGCTCATGGAGACGTTGCCCGCCGTCACCGAGGACGGCGCCCCGGCGCCGCCGGAGAGGCCGTACTCCGCATCGACGTCGCAGGCGGCGCACACGGCCCGCCTGTACTCGTCTGCGGCTCCGAGCTCGTCCGGGTCGTTCGGCCAGATGATGCGGCGCACGGCCGAGACGGCGTGGGGCAGGGCGGCGCGGAACGACTCCTCGTCCAGCGCGCCGCCGTAATCCGAGGAGTAGAAGCCGTAGTCCGGCGCGCTACTCATCGGCGGACTTCCTCGACGCCCTGCGCGCCCGAGGGCGCGCCCCGGTCCCCGTTCCGACCGTCCTCGCCGACAGGACGGCGGCATGCTCGGGGCCGGCCGTTATTTTCCCGGCGTGCTCGCGTAGATGAGCTCCTTGCGGTTCTCGAAGACGAGCAGGTCGTGGTGCAGGCGGTACTGCCACTTGTGGGCGTCGCGCTCCTGGTTCACGTCCGGGGCGAAGTAGCGCAGCTTCTCATGCTTCTGGATGGCCTGCGCGGCGCTGGGGTGCATCACGACGAAGTCCAGCGCGTAGCCGTCGGAGGCCTTGGCGAAGCCTCCCTCGCCGTCGGCGGTGAGGTCGATCTTGGTGAAGAAGCGGCCGGTGGGGACGGTGCGCAGCTTCATGCCGTCGAACAGCTCGATGTTGGTGGAGACGGAGCCCTCGCCGTTGGAGATGCGCCAGGACTGCGCCTTGCGCAGGAGGGTCTTCATCTTCGGGGAGGCGTAGAGGATGCACTGGGACAGCTCGGCGCCCAGGCCCTCCATGTGCTCCTCCGCCGCCAGCACGGCGTCGAGCGCGTCCTCCGGGGTGGTGATCTCGGTCGTCACCTGCTTGCCCTTCTCGTAGAGGCGGGCGAAGCGGATGGCGTCGACCTCGGGCACGACCTTGGTGCGCGCGAACTCGGACATCACGTTCGCGGAGACGATGAGCATGTGCTCCTCGTCGTCCAGCGCGTCGATGGAGAACTCGCGGCCTCGGTCGTAGGCGAGCTTCATGGTCTCCCAGTCGAGGGTGACGTCGCCGGCGGTGAAGCCATTCTCGCGGTTGTAGTTCGCGAGGCCCTGCATCGCGATCTTCGCGATCTTCGCCTCGCCGGTGTTGCTGACCTCGCCCACGAGGTCGCCGTTGATGTTGAGGTCGCTCGTGACGGTGGCCGTCTCGATGACCTTGTCGAGGCGCGTGGTGAACTTGGTCACGGCGCCGTTGAGGTTGTTAGCCATGTTCGCTCCTCACTATTTGAGCTTGAATGCCTTGTCGAGCTTGTCGTCGAGGTCCGAAGCGCCGCCCGCGGGCTTGATGCCCGTGGCTCCGGTCTTCTTCCCCACGTCGAAGAGGTAGGGGCACGCCTCCTTCAGCTTGGCCACGTCCCCGTCGTAGTCCTCCAGCAGGGCCTTGGCGGCCTTCGCGTTGCGGCAGCCGGCGAGCTCGAGCTTGTGGGAGGTGCGCTCGTCCGCCATCTCCGCCTTGAGCTTGTCGAGCTCCGCCTTGAGGCTCGCGCGTCCCTCCTCGGTCTTGGCCTTCTCGTCGAGCTGCGCCTGCAGCTCCGCGATCTTGTCGTCCTTGGCCTTCATCTCGCGGTCGTGGCGCTCCTTGTTGATGCCGGGCTGTCCGTGCTTGTCCGTTACCCCGCCGCCTTGGCCTTCGGCGGGCTTGGGGTCGGTGCTGGCGGGGACTTCCCCGCCCTCGCCCTCGGCGGGCTTGGGGTCGGTCTCTTCGCCTTCCACTGGGTTCTTCTCGGGGTCCATGTCCTTCTCCTTACCTAGGTTTGTTTGCGCGCTTCTCTGCGCCTTAGGCGGGTTTTTTGCGCTATCCCAAGCAATGAGAAGGTAACGGTGGTGTCGCCGCGGCTCCGCGCGGCATGAAAAAGCCGCCCCGTGGGGCGGCTTCGTCGCGTCTCGTCAATTCGCCGGCGCGTGTTCTATGGCGTATGCGATGAACTCGGGGTCGAGTTCCAGGTCGTATTTATCGAGGTGGTAGATGTCGCGCTGGTACCATTCCCATCCGCCGTCCTCGAAGGCGAGCTCGGTGTCACCGTCGACGTACTCTCCGGTCACCTCGTCGAGGACGTACCCCGCCGCGACGGCCACCGGGTCGAGGCCGCGCATGAAGGACAAGACGCTCTCCTTGTCCGTACACGGCGACGTGCGCATGGGCTCGCCGTCGTAGTAGCGCGTGGTCGATGCCTGCTTCATTCTTGCCCCCTCGGGTGGAACGTGATGAACCTACCGGTATTATGCCCTTTTTCCGCGCCGATGGTCAGGGTTCCGTCCGAATACACCCACAGCGGGCCGTCCGGCGCGGTGACGTCCACCCCCAGCTCGTCGGCGAGCCTCTGGGCGACGCAGGGCGCGTTGCCGTCCTGCCTGCCCGTCGAACAGGCGAGCAGCCTGATCGGCGTGCCCGGCTCGTAGTCCTTCCTCGCCCTGATTATGCTCGCCAGGGTGGCGTGGTCGGACCTGCTCCCAAGCAGGATCACGGAGTCCGGCCTGCCGTGTGCGACCACGGCGTATCCGTCCTCTTTCCCGTATTTGCCGTACGCCCTTCTCGCGACCGCTCCGAGCGGCCCGTCGTCGTAGACGGGGAGGCGCTTCTTGGAGCACTCCTCCTTCAGGGCGAGGGCCTCGCGGGCGCGCCTCCTGCTCTGCGCGCTGACGGAGAGGGTGATCCTCGGCATGTCGCCTGCCCATTCGCGGCTCGGAGCCCTCTGCAGGACCGGTGCGCTCCCCTTGGCGTTCGCGCCCGATATGAACTCCCTGAGGTCCGCCTGCCGCCTGCGCAGCTCATCCTGGAGCCTGAGCACCTCCGTCAGGTCGCCGATCTCGCCGCTCCGCTCGTAGCACAGCTTCGCGCCGGCAAGCTCTCGCTTGGTTTGGCGGATGCCGCGCTCTCGCCTGCGCTGCCCATGAACGAGGCGGTACACCTCGTCGGACGGCAGGCCGCTCGGGTGGTCGGGGTTCTGAGAGTACATGCGCGGCGTGCCCGGCAGCCATGGCCCGAAGCTGTGGCGGCAGTTCGCGCCGCCCAGCCCGTCGACCCTGCCGTATCCGGTCTCGCGGTAGAAGTCCCGGTACCTCTTGCCGTCGACGGTGACGTCGCCGTCCAGCGAGTAGACGCGCCCCTGCCACTTGGCGTGGCTCGGGCGGGCGCCGGAATGGCTCGACACCTCGACGAGCCTCGCTCCGGCCGCCCGGCACACGTCCAGCGTGCGCCTCATGCCGTCCTGCGAGAGCTGGGTGCGCACGTGGCGGCGCACCGCGACGTCGATGCGGTTGGTCACGGTCTGGCGGCCAGTCTCGGCGTTCCTGTACGTGACGGTCGATATGCCCTCTCGCATCATGCGGCGCACCGCTCCGTGGACGGCCCTCTCGGCGGTCTCGGCTCCGGTGTTCACCTTCGTGACTGCCTCGGCCACGCAGCGGTTCCACAGGCCCAGCGCGCCCGCCGCCATCTCCACGTTGTCGCGCTCGAGGATGGCCGCGATGCCCTGCGCCGTCATCGCGACCTGCCTGGGGCGGCCGGGCAGCGACGCGACGAGGGGCGCGTCGACGCCCAGTCTGCGGGCGTCGTCTCGGTCGCCGCGCTCGACGGCGTCCTCCACGGTGCGCGCCACGGCCTCGTTCACCTCGGACCTGTGCGCCTCGATGAAGCCGAGGAGCGCCGCCCCCTGCCCCTGCGCGAGCAGGTTCAGGGCGGTGAGGCCGCGCTGGCCCACGGCCTCGAACCCCTCGTCGAGCAGCACCCGGCACAGGTGCGCCAGCATGTCGGACTCGATCTCCCCGTAGACCGCCGCCACCAGGTCGCCGGCGCGGTCGAGGTACTCCGGATCGAGCATCCTAGAACCCCATGTCGAGGACGGCGTCGGCGGGCAGCGCGGCGCGCGCCTCCTCCTCGCTCATGCCGTAGAACTTCGCGAGGTACATCCACTTCGGCACCACGCCGGCGGCGACCTCCGCCATCATCTGCTGCTTCTCGGTGTTCGTGTCCGTGATGATGGAGTCGTCCCACAGGATGCGGACCGGCTTCGCCCCCTCCTCGACGGGCGCCCCGCAGTGGATGCGGGCGCACTCGACGAGCGAGGTGAGCATGCGGCCCAGGCCCTTGCCCAGCGCCTTCTCGTGGTTGCGGATGTTGCGCATGAGCGCGGAGTTGTCCGCCGAGACCTCCGTCGCGGTCTTGAGGCCCGCGTCCTTGTCCGGTTTGAAGTACTGCGAGCCGAAGCCGCACTCGTCGCCCAGCGCGGCGCAGGCGGCAGAGTAGACGCCGCAGATCGAGTCCGTGCGCATCTGCGGGGCGAAGGCGTAGGGCTTGCCCTCCTCGCCGATGGCGGAGGACGTCAGGCGGTACAGGCGCTGCTCCTGGTCGCCGAACGGCACGGCGCGGGGCTTGCCGTCCGCGCCCGTCCTCTGCACGTCGATCATGGAGTCCGGCAGCATCAGGACGGCCCTCATGAGGTCGGTCTCGTCGTAGAGCGCCGTCCACGCCGTGTCGAGCACCTTCATGGTGTCCACGGCGTCCTCGAAGACGCTCACGCCGTAGGGGCTGGTGTCCTGCAGCGTGTTGTCGATGGCGGGGGAGAGCACGCAGAAGGTCGGCGTGCGGCACTGCGTGTCGAAGTCGCCTATGATGCCCAGTGACTCGGGGGACAGCTCCTCGCCGTCGAGCCAGACCTTGGTCACCACGTGGTAGGTGCCGCCGTCGAGCACGTGCATCTGCAGCTGCACGGCCTGCTTGCCCTTGACTGCGACGCGGGTGCAGAAGGCGCACTCGGTCGTCCCGTCCTCGTCCCACGTGAGCGGCACGACCATCTTGGCGTCGTAGCGGCGGACGCGCACGCTCGCGCCGTCCTCGCGCACGTCGAACCACAGGGCCATGGCGCCCGTGCCCATGGCGAAGGTGCGCTCGATGCCGCGCTGGAAGAGCGTGAACAGGTCGGTCTCCTCGCAGAAGCCCGCGAGCCACTCGTTGGCCATCGGGCTGTCGGTGCCGGCGCCCATCTCGTTGGCGATGAGGCTCGCCCACTCGCGGCAGACGCGGCGCGCCGGGCGCAGGGAGAGCTTGCGGCGCTTGCGCGGCTTCCCGTCGACCCCGGCGTAGCGTTCCTCGTACCAGCTGTCCGATCCCGTGTACCAGCCGTACCAGCGTTCGATGTGGGCGCTCATGTCCGGCGGCAGGGCGTAGCCCCTCGCGGAGATCTCCGCCCTTGCGCACGCCGGGATGCTGAACTCGTTGTCCGCCATGTCTATCCCTTTCTCGCGAATCTGTAGGCGCCCCTCTTGGACACGACGTCCATGAGCGCGTAGCGCGTGGCGTCTATCCAGTGGTCGTCGCCGTCCGGGTAGTCCCCGGAGTACTCGCCCGTCGCGGGGTCCATCTCGAACTCGGCGGCGCGCACCTCGCGGGCGAGGTTCGGGCACCGCGCGGGGTCGATGACCCACGTCACGGACTGCAGGAAGCGGTAGCTCATGTCGCGCAGCCCGCCCTTGCCGGCGGCGCGCGCGTCGACGCCCTCGTCCCTCTGCGCCTGGATGCGGTCCGGCGACGCGTCGTCGGAGAGCACGCGCAGGCGGTGGTACGCCGGCTTGGCTCCATCGCGGTCGGGCCACGTGAGCGCCCGCTTGACGCGCTCGGCCGTCTCCGGGGGCTGGAGCCTGCGCCCGCCGTCCTCGTAGTACGTGACCACGCGGTGCTCGCCGGGCTGCCACTCCGAAAGGGTGAGCGCCCACGGGTCGGGGAACCAGCCGAAGTCCTGGCCGGCGCGGACGCGCTCGAAGGACGCTATCTCGGCGTCTGTCACCTCGCGGAACTCCACGCGGTCGAACACCTGCCCGCCGAAGCCGACGGGCTCGCCGAGGTACTCGTGCCGGTAGGCCTGCTCGTCGGCTTCGCGCAGGGCTTCGGCGTCGGCGATGAACTGCTCGCCCAGCCACTCTGGCGGGGCGTCCGTGTAGCAGCTCTCGAAGACCTCCTGCCCCGCGTCGCGGCGGCGGTCGGCCTCCCTGTTGGCCCAGTTGTCGCGCGTGCGCGGCGGGTTGTACGTGTAGACGCGCACGGTGCGGTCGCCGCCTCGTGCGATGGACTGCATGACCGTGCGGATCTCGGCCATGCCGCGGAACTGGTCGCACTCCTCGAACCACGCGAAGCCGATGTGGCCGAACGGGGGCTTCAGTCCCTTGGACTTGTGCGGGTCGTCGCAGCCGGAGAACAGGATGAGCTGCCCGGTGGCGCGCTTCCTTATTCGCAGCGTGGAGACAGGCATCTCGTACTCGTCGTCCAGCCCCATGGCGTGGATGGCCCAGACCACCTGGGCGTAGACGGCGTCGCGCAGGCTGTTCTTGCGCTTCATGAGGGCGGCGGCGTGCTCGCCCGGGTGCGTCTCGATGTGGTTGACCAGCTCGATGGACGCCCAAGAGGACTTGAGCGACCCTCGCCCGCCCTTCATCCAGAACTCGAGCTGCTCCCCCTTGGCGAGGAGCATGTGCGGGCGGAAGAAGTCGCGCCCGATCAGCAGGGCGAAGTCGCGGCAGAAGGGGCGCTCGGCCTCCTCCTCCGCGTCCTCGGGCAGCGCGTCGAGCAGCGTCTTGCCGAGCTGCGTCACGGCGTTGACCGCCGTGTAGTCCAGCGGCTTGCCGTCCCCGGCGCCGCGCACGCGCTCTATGCCCGCCTGGAAGGTCTCGCTCATGCCGGCGAGCACCTCGGCGCGCGTGGTGGTCGCGCGCTCGGCCGCAACCCTCTTGAGGTGGGCGATCCTAGCCTTGACCTCATCCGTCGCCTCCAGCTTGCACGCCTTGTTGTCCACCGTCTCGGGCTTCCAGCGCGAGCGGTCGGGCCACGCGGCGAGCATCGCCTGCCTCTGCGTCCTGCCGGCTACGCGCTCGCGGCAGTATGTCTCGTGGCGCGGGTTCGCCAGCGGTTCCTCGGCGTCCAAGCGCCACCTCCTATCGTTTCGCTCCCCGCCGCCAAAAGCGGGAAGCCGCCCCGAAGGACGGCTCCCCAGTGCCCCGTGCGGCGGAGGATTACCGCACGGCTATGTTCCCGAAGGTGTCGCTACCCCTCGAACGAGATGGTCCCGTCGTCGTGCTCGGCGTCGAGCCACGCGCGGTACGCGTCCTCCGAGTCGAAGTCGGCGATGCGCTGGTGGCAGCTCGTGCACCTCGACGCGCCCCAGGCGCGGTCCACCTCGATGCGGAACGGCCAGCTGTGCCAGACCACCTCCATGCGCGCCGCCGCCTCCGGCGTGCCGAAGTAGTGCTCAAGGTTCTTCATCTCCTCGCCTCCCTGTACAGCGCCTTCGCCCTGCCTGCGGACAGCCCCAGCGCGCGCCCTATCTCCTCCCACGTGCAGCCCGCCCTGTCGCGCATGCGGGCGACGTGGGCCGCCCTCTGGCGCCCGCTCCTCGGCGGGGGAGGGGCCTCCGGCGCGGGCGGCTCCAGGCGGTAGCGCCTACCGCCCACCTCGATGACGTGGCCGCTGTAGTAGGTGACGTCCCGCCTCTCGGTGCGGCTCATTCTCCCTCCCTGCGCGCTCCATCGTCTCCGCCGCCAGCCTCGAACTCGCCCAAGAGCAGCCGGTTGCATAGCCTGCGGATCTGCTGGAGCCTCATCGCCCCGTCACCGCCAGGCGCCTCACCGCCGGCAGCGCGTCGGCCGCCATGTCGACGCACACCGAGCAGCGAGCCCAGTCGGGCGCGGGGCCGCTGACCGCCTCCAGGGCGTCGGCCAGGCACCTGCGGGCCTCGGCTATGCGCTCCCTCGCCTCCAGCACGGCGTACTCCTCCTCGCTCATCGCGCCGCCCCCTCGAGAAGCTCGGCGAGGCGCTCGACGGCCTCGGCCCTCAGCGCGGGCCTGCCGAGCACCGCCTCGGTGAGCGACGACCAGTTGATCCCTTCCTCCTTGATGCGGCGGAGCCTCTCCGCCACCTGCGCGGCGTCCATATCGGCGCCTCCTTCCCCGGGCTCCCGCCCGGCTAGATCCATTCCCGGCACCCGTCCTCCTGCATGTCCCGCAGGTGGTCGCGCGCCCACTCGACGGCCTCTCGCGGCGGGGCGCCGGGGTTAGACGCCTCCCACTCGGCCAGCTCGCGCCCGCAGACGCAGTAGTCGCAGCAGACGTCGACGGCCTCGGCGCACTCCCCGCAGGGGGCCGCCTCCCCGTATCCCATCGCCCGGTCGACGTCGGCCTCCGAGCATCCCGGCGGCAGGTTGAACCCGCTCGCCGGCTCGTATCCGTCCATGGCCATGCGGCCCCTCCTCGTCCTCGATTCCGCCCGGCACCCCGGGCACACGTCCCACAGGCCGTGGCCGTGGAACGGCTGGCCGCACACGCGGCACCACCTAGCCCTGTGAGACACCGGCCCGCCCCCTCTGCGCCCACTTCTGCGCCATGTAGCCCGGAACCCCGAGCCGATCGGAGATCTGCGCGGCGGTGAGGCCCTTGGCGGCGAGCTCGTAGCCGCGCTCGCGCCTCTCCCGCTCCTCGAACTCCTCGATGGTCGCGCACATCACCACCGCCACCTCCTCAGCGGCCTCCAGCCGCCCATCTCCAGGGCGCGGGCGTACTCGGTCGGCTCGTCGAGCAGGATGTACTCGATATGTCCGCCCTCGCCGCCCTCCATGCGCCCGTAGCGGCCGAAGCCCCCTCCGACGGCGTCGCTGGCGACCCAGCGGAAGTGCAGCCTGTTGGCGTGGGCCAGCCCGTGGCAGTACGGGCGGCCGTCCGCGTCGGCGAGTAGGTTTCCCGCCCCGCACAGCGTGATGGTGGGCTTCGGCAGCTCCACCCCGCCGCGCCACAGCGCCCCCGCGCCCCTGCGCACCATGTGGTGCTGGTTGAGAGGGGACGCCCTCCCGCACACCGCGCACCTGCCGAGCCTGACGCTCGGCGCCGCCATGAGCGGCCTCAGCACCTCCGGCAGCGTGTCGACCCTAGCCATGCGACCGCCTCCACATCCTCACCCTGGCCACCGGCGCCGGCAGCCCCGTCTCCTCCTCCACGGAGTCCTTGAACCTGCGCGCCTCGGCGGCGTCCTCGAACGCCATGACCGGCTGCAGCTCCACCCCCGTGTAGCGCGTCCCGTCCGTCCTGCGGTGCTTGCGGCGCGCCTGGCGGAACACCACGTAGCAGTCACAGAACATCGGCGATCCTCCTGTCCGGGCCGTCCACCTCGATGCGCTCGCACGCGCCGGCGAGCCTCGAGGCGACCCTCGCGCCGGCCACCCCTCCCCACAGGTCGCGCAGGCGGCCCAGGCTGTAGTTGCTCGTCACCACCGTGGGCAGCCCCTCGGCGGTCCTCGCGTCCAGCAGCGTGGTGAGCGTCTCGACGGCCCAATCGGTCGGCCTCTCGGCGCCCACGTCGTCGAGCGCCAGCAGCCGGATGGACCAGTACCGCTCCAGGGCGCGCCTGTCCCCGCCGTCGTACCCGTCGCGCACCTCGTCGAGGAGGCGCTTGGCGGTCACCAGCTTGGCGCGGCAGCCCCTGTCGGACAGGGTCCTCACCGCGCAGGCCGCCGCGTGCGTCTTGCCGGTGCCCGGAGGCCCCCACAGGTACGCGCCCCTGCCCGACAGGGCGAGCGCGGCGACCCTGCGGCCCAGCTCGCTGTCCGCCTGGGCGTAGGGGCCGACCAGCCCGCACTTCCTGAGGCGCGACGCCCTCACGCGCGCCAGCACCTCGGCCAGCTCAGAGCTCGCTGTAGGCATCCCCCGCCCCCTTCCCGCGGCCGCCCGCCTCCTGCAGGTAGCCCTCGAACTTCGTCCCGAAGAGCGTCTCCGGCCTCATGTAGCGCGACATCTTCTCGTCCCCGCGCCACTGGGCGCACTTCTCGGCTATCACCGCCTCGAAGTCGGCCATCCGGAAGCCCTCGGCCCATCTCGCGCGCACGAGCCTGCGCGTCTTCTCGGACGTCGGCCTGAACGCCGTGCCCGCGGCCCCGTTGAGCGCGGCGACGATCTCGGCGTACGGCACCTCGTCGGCCGCCTCCTCCGGCGGCTCCCCCTGCTCGGGGCGCCCCGTCCTCCCGCGCCTGCTTCCCCCGCTGCTGCCCGCCTCTATGCGCGCCCTGCTCTTGTCGAGCACCGGGCGCACCATGGCGAGCGCCATCCTCTGCGCGTCCGTGCGCGGGGACGGCTCCGACCCGGTGCGCAGGTAGCGCACCATCATGCCGATGAGCTCGTCCCCCTCGCGCGCGTTGGAGAGCTGCAGGGGGCCGTCTATAAGCGAATCCAGCACCTGCATGGCCGCCCCCCTAGAACGGGATGTCCTCGTCGTAGACGTCCGCGACCGGGGGCTGGGCCGGCGCCGGCTGCGGCGCCGCCTGCGGGGCCGCCTGGGC